CCTTTTTATTATCATATAAGATATTGATTATCTCAATTCTCTTAAGTCGAATGTTCTAACACCATCAACTGTGATACGTCCGTAGAATCTGTTATTAACCATTTTCTTAGCGTATCTAGTCATGATACCTTTGATTGGTGTAAAGTTGAACGGATTGTACATAGTTGGAGTTAATTGTAGAGGTACGTACGGTGCGTAGATGTAACCTGTGTCTAACAATGATGTTCCTTTGTGTCCAATCAAAACTTGGTTTGGTGGGAAGTAAGGATCACGGTACACTTGGTAACGTCCTGCTAAAGTACCAACTCTTTCGATACCCATATTATACTGATCTTGCTCAGGAGATGCGTTAGATACGTGGAAGTATTCTAAATCATCAAAGATAGCTGAAACCTCAGAAGATACAACGATCCAGTTAGCTCCACCTCTCAATGTAGATTTGTGGATTTGTGCTGACAATTGGTTGATTGCTGTAATCAAAGTTTGGTTCCAATCTTTTTGAGTGTAAGATGTTGTTTGAGAAATTCTTCTCCATCCGTTGTAGTCCCAACGTAAGTTCCAAGCCGCTCCTTTTCTCAAGTCACGTAAGATCTCACGGTCAATCTCTGCTGCTACTTGCTCAGATAACAATGCTGTTAACTCAGCCTCAGCGTCGATGTTATGGAATGCAGCAACGTCTTGAGCTAACTCAGGAGACCATTGTGCTCTTAATTTTCTTTCAGTTACAGAAACAGTCACTGAATCCAAATCGAAAGATACCTCTCCAATTTTGTCTTCAAACTCTAATTCTTCGTATCTTCTAAATACCGCCACGAAAGAAGTACCTGAAGCTCCCGAATAGATAGTTGTACCTGTGTAACCATCTAAAGATGTAGAATCACAATCAGCACATACTGGACAAGATAAATCAACTTCTAAGTAGATACATCCATCTGCAGAACAGATATTTTTGAATGAACCACCGTTACCATCTGTTGGCCAAGTTGTTTGTGTTGTAGAACCGTATTGTACAATACCTTTACCGTATTGTTGAGTAACAACTCTAAATAACAATGGAACTGCCACGTTAGATGAATCTTTAATAACATTACAAGGAGTTGTAGATGAAGAGAAAGTTGTTAAATTAGTAAAGATTTTAAGGTCAGATAAGAAAGATTCTGAATCCATTTCGTTTCCGTCAGGACCGATTAATTTACCTGCTCCTGTATCAGCAAAACCACACATTTTGATGATTAATTTTCTTTGGTTACCTGTTGGTGCCGCAGAGTCAACTAATGTACCGTTAGACCATACTTGGATAGCCGTAGTAGCAGTAACTGCTGACCAACGTCCTTTAGAGTAATCAAATAATCCTGGAGGATCTAAACCTGCTTCACCACCTTCGTAGAATAAATCATAAAGATTTTTTCCGAATGCGTTAGAATTATCAGGATAACCTGCTCCTACCGCAGGACCGTTAGGTGCTCCAACTGGTGCGTAATGTGCTCCTGATTCGTTAGCAGTACCACCGTTGTATCCTTGGATACGAGGTACGAAGTAGAACAATTTACCGATAGGTAAGTTCATAGCTTGTACAGAAACGATGTCGTTTGCTAACAATTTAGAGAATACACGTCTTACGATAGGGAATACAACAGTTTCAAATGAACCTGAAGACCCGTCAGACGTTGCTTCGTTAATTAAGAAAGACGCTTGGTTTTCATATAACTGAGCTACGTTCTCTTTTAGGTGGCCTTTAAGACCTTCTAGGAATCCTAATTTATCCCATTTGTTGATAGTATCTTCTTTGATAACTTTAAGGTGCTTAAGACCGATGTTACCAACAAGACCTGATTCTAATAATGCTCCCATTTTAGTATTTGTTTTTGTTTTTTAGTTTATTTTTATTTTAATTTTGACATTAAATCTTTCATTCTTAAGAACTGAGGGTTTTCATAAGTTTTAGACTCAATCAAGTTAATCGCTGAACCTGTAGATTGTACGTTTTCAATTTTACGTTCAATAGACTCATTCATTGGTTGACTTGTCTTAACAGAAAGTTCGTCTTTTAATGTCTTGTATAAATTCTTAGAT